GATAGCTACGTCACGAAGTGCTTCCAGAGTAACGCCAATGTTCATACCCAGATGTGGTGAGCGACCTGCTGTCAACTCATTGTCCATGATACCTGTCAAAGATACACCAAGCAGACGTTCTTCCTCTGTATTATCCTTCCATATCTTACGAAGATATTTAAAGTCAGTCAGAGTAGATTGGAACGTACCCAAGATTGTAGCCAAGCGTACCTTATCTGTAAGTGTCTGTTGCGTATCTGTTTCACGTACAACAACCTCAGACAAGTTGCAGAACTGATATGGACGCAAGATAATTTCACTACAAGGGTTACATCCGAAATCTTGTTGCTCATCTCTGCGACCATTCTTGGCTGCTTGCTTTTGTGCAGACTGACGGTTGAAGATACCACGCTCACCTGACTTACTCTCGTACAGTGACAGCCATTCACGCATAAATGTACCCATCTGTGGTTTCTCTTTATAGGCAACGCTGTTGTTTGCAAGCGCACGTTGACCTTCGTTTTCCCACCACATACCTGCTTTAGCATGACTCATCTGGTCATCATTCAGGTTTGATAGGCTGATAAGTGCGCTGCGCCTGACCCCTCCGACAACTACAACCTCACCAATCTTACACATGATATCATGACACTCAATGGGATACAGCCTACGACCTGCTGCACCTTTAAACTTATCAATGATAAACTCAAATAGTTCTTCCAGAGGGGCTGGGCCACTGGCACGACCACCAAATGTTTTTAGACGTGCGCCAGCAGGACGAACTTCTGACACATCCCATTTTGGTATCTGCCCTGCGTACAGGAGAGAGATTAGTTCACGCAGTGATTTGGCCCAGCCCGGACGTGAATCGCCAACCTTGATAATAGTGTCAGTGACATGCATATCTTCGTTGACGATTGGTAGTTTCTCAATGTGGTGACGTTCCACAGAGAAGCCTACACCTGTGCCACACATAAGAATGTACATTGTCTCGTCAAACGCACGTGGGCTATCCACTGGTACGTATGAGCAATTGTAACCACCAACATGGCAACGGTCTAATGCTGGACCCGATGTCATCAAGGCTCTCATGCTTGGCATAATATGCTGGTCAAGTACGGCTGTCTCTAGTTCTGCACGTAACTCGTCAGCAAGATTATACTTATGTTTTTTCTTGAGATGTTTGGTTAGGTAATCAAAATAACGTGATACCGTTTCAGGCCATGTCTCTCGCCTCTGTTCATCTTCTTTCCACCTTGCGTAACGAGACAAGGCAATGAAGTTTTGATAATCTGTAGGTAAATAGTTGTTCATTATTGGGGTCACTCCTGTATGGTTCGTATGTTTTTTATGTTAGCACCGCCAACGTCATAAAAATATTCGCGTATGCTTTCTTCTATTTCCTCTCCTACTTTTTCGTCAGCAGGAACAGGATATTCATCGGGGTCAATGTCTAATGTAAGAAAGACTTTAACTCTCATCATCATAATAACCCTCTACTTCAGTAATCAACTTATCAAGATACCAACTGGCTTTCTTTAGGTCTTCTGTACCATTCTTGTAACGGTAACGCCAGAGATACTTCATGATGTTACCTTGTAAGTAATATTCAAAGCCATCACCAAGTGCTGCAGATATAGCATCAATGCATTCAATGCCAGATTCATTATAGTGTGGTGGGCTATTTACCATGTCCACATTACCATAAGCTTCTTTACCTGCTCGTTCATATTCTTCATCTAGTTCTTTCATTATGTTCATATAGCTGGTCATTAGGCATTTCCCTTTGTATTAGTCTTAAAGTTAAGATGCACAACATTATCTTTTACATGAGTAATAGACACGTTGTTATCTTCGTCTTCTGATTCATATTCGTCTATAAAGTTTTCTAAATCAGATATAAGACTTGGGTGTTCTTCCATGTATGCAACAGAACAAGCAACCAGTTGAGACAAATGCATCATACCATTATAGCTATCACTATCTAATGGATTATCTTTGTCTGCCATTATAATCACTTCTAGTTCACCTGTCCAGCTATTTTTTTCATCAACTTTAGGAATAAGATTTATTGAAAATGCTCTCTCATTATACATCATATTTCTAGTCCTTTCTTGTCCGTTTCTATAACTCTTGGATAATTATCCGTTCCTTTTTCTTGTAGCCATTTCTGTGGTATAACACGTGTAGCATACTTAAAACCATTTTTTTCACACCACACAGCATACGTGGTTTTAGACCGGGGGTTTATCTTGTTGTCTGCATTATCAAAGATAAATCTTATGTCTAAATTAGGATGCTGCTGCTTTATCCTAATGTGTTTTGCTCTATCACTTGGTCTAAACCACCCTTTTGTTTCTATAATTATCCCGTTGTCCAGAATAAAATCAGGCAAGTAAGATGCTTTACGTATAACGTAATATTTTATTCTTACCTTTTCGTATCTAAACTTTTTCTTTATTTGACGCAAGCACTTGGCAACGTACAGTTCTAGTGTGCTTCTAAACCCTGCTTTTTGTGCTTGGTCAAAAGTAAGTTTTTCAATTTTTAGTTCTGACATTTAACTCAACGTAAGGAACTATTGGTGGCTCTTTTGCTTCTGACATTATAGATGGTAACTCTTCCAAGTTAGGCCAGCAGTCAAATCTATAAGAACAGAAAGAGCAATTTTTATTAAGAACCAAGTTGCCTGTTTCTTTCTTACGAAAAGTTTCTTTAACTGGTTCAAAACAACGCTCAAATTTATTCTCATTTACCTTTTTAACCGTTGCATCAATCTTGTCTACTTCTGCGTCAACATCAATAGACGTTGCAGGTACATACTTAAACGAACCTCTTGCTTTATTAACTACCCACCAGCCACCCGCTTTCTTTCCTGATGCTTTTGCATACCCTGCAAGTTGTGCAACATATCCAAAGGAATCATTGCTTGCCAGAGTGTCATAGGACTCAAACTTGTTTCGGTATGACCAGTCTGATGCTGATTTAATATCATCAACTGCATCCCGAATGACAATATCATATGACCCAGAAATAGAAGTATCAGGCAAATCCAGAGAGACTTTTTCAGTATCTTCATATTGAACTCCCGCTTCTGTTAGTAAGCCCTTGAATACAGCTTCTACAATATCACCAATCATCATGTTCATGATAAAATTGTTTCCTTTCGGCTGTGCCAACTCAGGCTTGTTTTTTTCATACCATAACTGGCATGTTGGCCTACCTACGTTTGACATACGCAAGGTAAACTTTTTCTTCTCTCGCTTACCAAACTGTTTACGCAATGCTTCCATTACATCCCTGCCGACCTGTTGAATGGTCTCTTCTGACATATCAGATGCCCCTTTAGAGGCATCCGACATATACTTGTGCAGAGCAATTTCTGCTGGGTGATTCATTACGCTACCTCATTATCAATTTCAACATCGATAAAGTCTTCCACTAATTCTTCATCTTCTGATGACATTAACCTTTCTTTAATCTGCTCTTGTTTAGCATCCCATTCCTTGTAGATGTAGTCGTTGTAGTTTTTGACCCACTCAAGAAAATCACCGAAACGATTATGGTCATCGTCAGTAATTTCATGTGTTACAGACATATCTGGTGAACAGATAGGTGTGTAGTAGCTAGAACCGTTAGGAAGGTCATTCTTCTTAGGCTCATTGAACGCAATGTCGTACTGCAATGGAATGCGTTCCTGCTGGGCAAACTTTTTAAACGGCTCACCAACAGTGTTGAATGCTTCTCTGTTATCAATCTCCCAAATAAATGGGTGAGTGATATCACCTACGATTTCACCGTCTGCGTTCATTGCCTTTTCTAAAGTAACTACACCAAACAAAACACGTACCCGTTTAATCTGACGGATAAGGTCTTGCATGTCTGCAGGAAGGGCTTTGAAGTCTTTGATGTAACCAGAAGGTTTGCCGCAGTTTACTTTACCTGTGTTATCTTTCAAGTCCATGTTCAAAGTCTCTGCCATAATGGTACGGTGAAAAGTACCCTTTGGTTCACCCGGCTTTGGGTTAGAGAATGAGATGTATCTACGTAGCATAAACCGTTGTAAAAATGGGCGAACCCTAGCGTTCTTGCTGTAGAAGAACTCAGACTTATCTCCATCAATAACCTCAAGGCGATATGTACCACCCTCGATTACCTCTACATTAGTCATGCGACCCTTAATCTCAGTTTGACCCATAACTGGCTGATGCCATAGACGCAGACGATTAAGAGTATTAGACTTCTTTTGAGAAGAACCCTCAGACTGCATACCCATCATCTTTGCCATAGCAGCATAGTTATTAGTGTCAATTGTAGCTATATCATTCATGTTTATTGTCTCCTTATTCTATGAAAGTTTGGTAGTTATATCAGATTACATCTTTCGTGTCAAGCCAATTCGGGCCAATCTTAGCTTCTAATAACAACGGAACATTAAAGTCTACACCCCACCTTTGGGCAATCAAATCTTTTAGACTTCTGTTTGCGGTATTTATAACCTCAATTACAGCCCTCTCTTCATCAGGATGAACATCAATAACGATGCTATCGTGTACAGTATTTACCACACATGACTTCATGTTGTCAAGCAGTTTATCAATATGAATTAAACATATTGGAACAATATCTGCTGTTGCAAAACTCTGCACAGGATAATTCTTTATC